TATGTCCTGCATCCTATGGGCAATCCCTCCTTCAACTCGCACCTCCTGCCCAAAACTCAGGAAGTAAGAGTGCACTGTGTTCAACAAAGCGTCCAAATCGCTTCTCTCGACAAACACAAGACAATCGTCAGAGTCTGCAAAATAGTCCCACCTCTTCAACTTGAGACTCAAGCAGAATTGCTCTACCATGGCAGCCATGAGCAGGCAGTTTCCCATGCCGGTATTATAATCACCCGACATTCTGTTTCCTCTGACCTTGTATTTGATCCAGTTCATCGTTCTCCCTTTATTAACCACTTGCCAACTCAACAGTTTAGCAAGGTAGGGATCGGACCAGATAGCGTTGTACGACGCATGTTCTGTCTGCAAAGCACCAGCAGCAACATGTTTGTCGAATCTTGTCGCGTCCAGGGGCACGCAAACTGGGTCACCGAACTGATCCCACTTCTCCCTGATCAGTCTGGCCCGCTCAACCGAGTCACGCCCTTTGGCTATGACATAAGAACGTTTAACACCTCGGCGAGGACCCCTATGAGCTAGCAAAGCATGCTCAATGGGCTTCAGGTACGTAGCCAACTCTAAGTTGTACTTCGGAGTCCTGAACTGGATCATCCTCGGGTCTTTCTCATCCACCTCTCTACGCTTCTCCGACTTGACGAAAGCTGTGATCCGCGCATCGCGTTTCTCACAGGGCTCAGCTCGAAGATCGGCGGCAGCTCTCTCATAACGAGTTCTTTTAGATCCAGAATAACCGCTACAAATCTCTTCGTAGGTCATCCTCTCAAAGACACGTTTGGATCGCAACATCGCCGTAATCCGCTTCACACCCACTTTCAAGTCAGCCAGACCAGCAAGGGTAGGTTCGGGAACGGGTCCAAGAACACGACCTAAGAGACCGGTCAGCTCATTGTGAACACAGCCGCGATGGACTTGACACCTCCAAGTACCAGGAGTAGGACCTCCTAAAGGGTCGAGGACCTGGTACATTTTCCTTCGATTATCTAGGCAGCCTTCCATTACAGGTAGGCGCACGCTTCCACCAGGGCGAAGGTCACTAACGACTCCTCGCACACCTTGGCAACGCGCCTCCGTCCAGGAAGGACCAGCCTAGGCCACTGGGATTCGCACTCGTTCTGCGAGCCCCACACAGCGAGCAACCTGGTATAAAGGATTCCACCAGGAATGCATGTTGGCGGTGTGCTGGTACACGCCCTCACCCAACCACT